ACGGAAGACCACTGAAAGGAAGAAGCAGACGCGTCCCGATTACGGTACACGCATCAGTCGAGACGCTCGACATTATAGACGACTACGTAGAGGCGCAGAACCAACAGAGTGAGAGCCAATATTCACGTTCCGACTTCTGGAACGAGGCAGCCGCCATGTACATGAAGCAGCTCGGAATTGCTCCGGAGGACGAGGAAGAAGAAAAGCGTTCCAAAAGCGTACCGGAAAAAACGGAGGACAAAAGTAGACGAGAAAATAGAGGCAATACAAGCAATTTGAACGAGGCGAAATGAGCCAAAACAAGCCAAGATAACGAGCAGTTATCGAGACGATCAAATCCCGAACCGTATCGGGATCAGGAGCAGTAACCCCGTTTTCATACCGAGAAAGGGATTTGTTATTTAAACCGATAGCGCGATAGACATCCAGCTGCGTCATATCTTTTCTTTCGCGAGCAAGCCGGAGCCGTTCCCCAAAACTGAGCATCCATATTCACCTCCAGTACACCATTATATAACATTCCCGTAAAATGAGAAGATTATTCTCGGAAAAACGGAATTACCTATTGACTTCTCGGAAACCAAGATTTATAATGAACTTGCGCTTCTCGGAAAACGAGAACAACGAAAGGAGGACAAGCCCATGAAACCGGTTTACCAGCAGCTACGTGAGTACCGCGAAGCCAGAGGAATTACCCAGACACACATAGCCAAGAAGACGGGAAAGACCGTTCAGCGCATAAGCGCTATCGAAACTGGCGGAATCCGACTCACAGCTGACGAACTCGTCGAGCTTTGCTTGACCGGATATGAGATAAGCCCCGCAAATTTTTTTGCCGAGAGCTTCTCAATTTCCGAGAACAGCGAGGCAGAGGAACCACACCAGTGAGAACTTCTCACACTTTAATTTTAGGATAAAGGAGGCGAATAATACATGCCCAAAAACCCCACGATAGCGGCCAATAACGTATTTTGTATCGCACGAAAGCAGGCCGCATCGTTCAATGACAACTTAAACAGCAGAGAGGGAGCATCAGAGGAGCTCGGCATAGACAGAACAAGACTGGCACGAATAGAGCTCGGAAGCCTTAACCCTTACCCGGAGGAAGTCCTGATGATGAGCGACGTATACAACGCGCCGGAGCTGAACAACCACTACTGTTCCCGACTTTGCCCGCTTGGGATAAAGACCATAGCACCGGCGGAGCTCCTCAGACTGGACAGGCTGACCATCAAAATACTTTCAGCACTAAACGACGCGGACTACATCCCGCAGACGCTTATAAAGGTGGTCGAAGACGGCATCATCACAGAGGAGGAAAAGCCGGAGATTGAAAAAATCCTCGCTTCACTCCAAAAGATCAGCGAGGCCGCAACGGAGACGAGAATATGGATAGAAAAACACATGTAAAAGGAGGACGCAATGAGCCGACCAGAAACGCTGCAAGAGCAGCCGAAGTTTATGAAAGTAGACGAAGTCGCGAAGCTGCTGGGAGTCAGCGAATCACGCGCATACAAGATCATGCGAGAGCTGAACAAGGAGCTGGAGCAGCAAGGCAAGATCACGACCGCCGGGAGAGTTTCACAAAGGTATCTGTTCGAAAGAGTTTACTGCTAAAGAAAAGGCTCCGCAGGTTTGCATTCAGCAAGACCGCAGCACTGGCACTCACCATCGTAGCGATCAGCATAGCAGCCCAGGCATTGAACAACCATGCAGACGGAACAGAGACCCCGGACCGGCAGCCGACGTACAGCACGGCCACAGAAACCCCGGAGCCACCAAGTATAAACCTGACGACAGCGAAAATAAAGAAACCGACCCTTATACTGACGCCGACGCAGGCGCCGGAACCAGAGCCGGAACCGGAAGAAGAAACACCGACAGCGAGGATTTACGACATACCCCTGACAGAGGAGCTGCAGGAATACACCTTCACCCTTTGCGAGGAATACGGAGTCGACTACGAGATGGTGCTGGCACTCATGAACAGGGAGAGCGAATACAAAGCGGGAGTCATAAGCAAGACGGGAGACTACGGAATCATGCAGATCAACAAAGTCAACCACGAATGGCTCACCGAGGAGCTCGAAGTAACAGACTTCCTCGACCCGGAGCAAAACATCAGATGCGGGATTTACATGCTCGCGGATCTGATGAAGAAGTACGACGACCCACACCGAGTCCTGATGGCCTACAACATGGGCGAGCGAGGAGCTCGGGAGTATGTAGCCAAAGGAAACACAAGCAGCGCATACAGCCGGTACATCATGCAGCTGCGGGACAAGCTGCTACAGGAAGGAGGAAAGGAATGAGTTATTACCACGAATGCAGTGCCTGCGGAAGCTGCCTCGACCCCGGCGAAAAATGCGACTGCGAAAAAGAAGAAAGGAGAATGAGCGAAAATGACAAACTGCGCCAAATGCGGAAGACCGCTGAAAAACCCCAAGAGCATGGAGCATGGATACGGCCCCGAATGCTGGGGCAAGGTCAAGGCGGGCATTAGAAAAGAGCGGACCGACGCCACAGCCAACCGGAGCGATTATACATTCCACATCAACAGCAAGCACGGGAAGCAGGTGCTGGTGATTGAGGACCTCGACCGAGGAGGCATGAGCGTTACAAATAACATCGAGACGGTCCTCACGGAGATCGCGGACGAAATCGGGACAAGCATCTATCAGATACCGATCGTTTACCGCGACAGCGATGGCAGATACGACGGAATCAACGGGGAGAACCTGAGATACAACCCCTTCTACAGCATAGGAGCCGGGGAGGAAAAAGACGCGGTCAAGGCCGCCATTGAAAGGAGCACAGCGAAATGACAAACATCATCAAGGTTAAGTTTTTGAAGAACGGACAGCCCAGCGGACGCGATTATACCTACTACACACCGGAACCAGTCGAAGTAGGCGACACCGTGGACATTGACACCGACAGAGGAATAGCCAAAGGCATCGTGACCTACATAGACGTACCGGAGGCAGAGATCGCGCCATTCAAAGACAAGGCAAAGACCATCATCGGCAAAAGCAGAGCAAAGTGTGAGCTTTGCGCATACTTCACCTCACATGGAGACGGAGAATACACCTGCAGCGCCAGTCCGGACAACAAGAAGGTTATGGCGGACTTCAAGGAAACACCGGACACCCTCTGGTGCGAGGGCAAAAATTACAAGGAGGCATGAGCATGAACAACAGTCAGGCAAGACGCAGACGCAGAGCAACTGCAAGAGCGGTCAGGATTGGAATGAGACTCGGCCTCCTTGTTTTCACAGCATGCCTCACAGTGAGGATTTGCAAGATAGGACTTGAGACGCTCGAAAGCAGGACCGGAGCACCCGGCGGCGAGGTTTTCATACTCCCCCTGATCATCCTTCTGGTTTGGACAGGATGGACCGCCCGGAAGGAATACACCGACCTGAAGAAAGGAGCTGATGACAAGCATGATTTCAGGAGAAGCGACCGCATACCTTACGGCAGCCAGAGAGGAAGCATGTAGCTTCTTGGGAATGACGATCCCGGACCGAGTATGGGAAGACTCGATACCCCGAGCGCTGCAGAAGCTTGACAGGATCATCAACCGGTACGGCGACGACGGCGGCGAAAGGATGAAGCCATACTACCTCGGGAAGCTGGTAGAGGAAGACATCCGCGAAAGGGCCTTTTCAGAATACACGATGACCCGGTGCCGGGAGCTGCAGGCCAACAAAAACGAAAAGAGCCGCCACCTTTCGGCGACGACCCAAATCAATCCACCAAAATTATACACCGCCAGCGGCAGCAAAGTCAATGCCGCAGCGGAGTAAAGGAGGAAATCACATGAAGCTAAACAGGCTTAAACTTGAAAACTTTCAAGGAATACAGAGCGCAGAATTCAAGCTCAACGGGCAGAGCGCCAGCATTTACGGCGACAACGCCACCGGAAAAACGACAGTATTCAACGCGCTGACTTGGCTCCTTTTTGACAAGGCCAGCACCAACGCGAAGAATTTCACCCCGAAGACCAAAGGGATAGACGGAGACGTTCACTACCTGGACCACGCAGCAGAGGCTGAATTTGACATCGGAGGAAGGAACATAACGCTCCGGAAGGTTTACCACGAGAACTACAAAAAGAAGCGCGGCTCGGCCACGGAAGAATTCGACGGCCACAGCGTGGACTACTACGTAGACGGAGTGCCAACAAAGGAGAAGGACTTCAAACTAACCCTGATCGCCTTTTGCGGATCAGAAGAAAAGATGAAGATGCTGACCATGCCCGACTACTTCCCGGAGCAGCTGCCATGGGACGCCCGCAGGACCATC